TCCCCCAATTTTCTCAATTGTTTCCGCATTTTTATCACGTTTTCGGATTGTTCGTCTCTTCCGTTGTCCGGTATCATGTCGCGATAAACCACGGTTTCACCGGAAAGATTGCCGGCCGGTACGCTCTCGGCCTGTTCCTTGAGACATTTTGACACACTGCCCAGCATGGCGGCGAAGTCGCGCCCCATGGTGACGGACGTGGGGTCGCGCAGAACCCGCCGTGCGACCATTCCTAGCCCCGTGGACGAGAGAAAGGCGAAGTGATCGCCCATCGATGCGTTTATGGGCGGCGCATCGCGGAAGGGGTCTTCCTGTGCGTCTGGTGTGGACGCGCTAGCCGGCGCCCGTTCACGGTCGCGGTTGTCGACGCGCGAGGGCGGTCGCCGTTGTGGTTGCGCTTCGGTAAAGAGCGGGGTGGGTGGGGGTGGCAGGTTGCGGCGTGTGGCTTCTGTCAACGCGGCGCGTTCGTCGTCGTCCAGGGGGAGGCCTAGGGCGTGGCGTACCTCGGCAAGAAGCGCTTTGGAGCCGCCAAACATGCGGTGCACACGGGGTTGGCTAAGCCCGGCAATACGTGCCAATTCGGTTTGTGAAAACCGTTCGGGCTCTTTTCGGTATAACGTTTTTGCGAGTTCTAAAACGCGAATTCGAGCCTTAGAAACACGGGGAATCTCGCTTTTCATGCGGTAACTATACCACGCATAACAGCGCGGGGTTATAGCCTATAACAACGCGGTGTGTCGTGTGTCACGTGGCACACTTTGGCACGCTCATGTGCCTCGTCTATACTCAGTAGATTTGGTGTGTTTCTGACCCATGGGTGGGTTGAAAATACCCCCGGCTTTTTTCGGCGTTTTTCGATCGGCCTGGGTGCGTTTCGACCTACTTGGTGATTTACAACGCACTAAGACACCTTGTTTTCAAGCGTTTCAGAGTTGGCACCAGGGTTGCAATGGTTCCCTGTCATGCGGCACACTCGCCGCCAACTACCGAAAGACAACGCACAATGTCAAAAACCATTCTCGTTACCGCCGCCTACCTTCCCCTCGCCATCGCCTGTATCAAGCGAGTAGAGGCCGAGTGCCTCGAAAACATGATCGCCGAATACGGCGATCAAACGCGCGATCGCGACATCGATACAGCGCAAGAAGCGCTCGAAAGCGCTGAGTTCTACGTACAAACCTTGCAGTCTGACACCTATGTGCGCCACGGCGCGATCGACTCAGCGGAGGAGGCCGTTAGAGCGGCCGAGGCGGAGCTAGCTCGCGTTGGTGAGTGTGATGTTGAGGAGCTTCCAAGCTGGAATGTCCCCGCGTGGAAAATAAAGACCACGCCGCATGAGGACGAGATCGCGATCTATCTCGACGTGAACGAGGTTTGGGGCGACGGATACAGCGCCATCGACGTCAGCCGTTGGCTCACCGACGCCGATGTGCCCCACCAACTGAGCTAGTCTGACAGCGCCGCCCACCCCTCGCGGGGTGGGGGTCTCAATTGGCCGCCCTAGCCCTTCGCTAGGGCCGCCAAATGGAGGCTCTACGATGGACACCCAACACCACGGCGTAACCGTCCGATCTTTCCCCGCTGCTTACGCATGGCTCATGCAGCATGCGCGTTTCTCCCGCCCTGGCGAAGCCCAGCACCACAGCTTGCTTGTGGTGCCTCGCGCAAGCAAGGCTGTGCGCCACACCTTCGGAGTGCGCGACGGTGGCGATCATGTCGACGTGTGGCACATCTCGGAAGGCGGTGCACTGTGATCGACCGCCGAAATGCTTGGATCTTTGAGGCCTTGGATCTCGATTCGCGCGAGATCTTGGAACTGACTAACGCGGCGAACGCCACTCACCCCACGGGGGTGGACCCCCTGCGCTCCTATCTGCGCGCGCTGGTGACCGCCGCAACGGCCTTGCGCGAAAAGGTCACCGCGCTCGAAGCGCAGCTTGTGGCCGCGACCGCACCCAAGAAACGCGCCCCGCGGGCGAAGAAAGAGGCCACGCAGGAATGCGCGAAGGTGATGCCGTGAGCAGCGACTTCGCGCGGATCGAATTGACGATCGAAGACCTCTTCGCGCGCCTTGCAGCGGAGCGCGAAGAGGGCTTTCGCGAGGGGCGGTGTGTTGGGCGCCTTGAGGGCGCGGAAGAGGAGCGTGAACGCGCCGCGGCCTATCGGGTCTTCCAAAACCTGGTGTAGTCTTCGGGGTACGTCATGACGGCGATTTCGTCGCACTCGCGCTTTTCAGCGGCTAGGACGCCCGCGGCGATCAACGCGCGGGCCTCACTGGCCGCTTTGCGTTTGCCGTCCGCGATGACGTCGCGGAAGTCGGGCGTTGGGGCGGGCTATCGGTTTATGATGATGGAGATATTAGAGAGCGGCATAAGGAGTTTCTGGAAAAGCATAATGGAATTGTTTGTTTTGGATTAGCCGGAGATCACACGGACTGGTGATGTCATGATTATATTAGGCTCTCTCGCCCTGATTACATTGATGTTATTTGCGGCATCACAAATGTTTCGTCATGCCTCGGACATGTATGTCACAAAGATGATGTATGCCAGAGAAAAAAGTGAGATAAAGAGACTGGATCAAGAGCGCATTAATAAGCAGATAGCTCTAGATAAAAAGAGCGCAGAAGAGGAAAGGTTATTGGTAGAAAAAATAGTGAAAGAAAGTCCTTGCAAAACAGGTCATGATTTTATTACCTACGATACGATTGAAGGAAATGGTACTAGATATAATGAGAGGTTGAAGGAGTATCTGCCTTGTTATCGTAAAGTCACGATATGCACTGTGTGTAATATCAGTTCTTATAAAGTTATAGAGGGTCTATTGCCAACAAGAAAAATAACAGACGTTCCCGCAATTAAATTGAAAGGTAATTCTGAAAATGAACATCGCCTAGGGGGCCTGTGAACGCCGCGCAGGTGCGCACCGTCGTTCGCAAGCCGAACCCCGGGCCACAGCTCGAATTTCTTCGAAGCTCGGCTGACATTGTGATCTACGGCGGCGCCGCGGGGGGCGGCAAGACCTACGCGATCGGCCTTGAGGGGTTGCGCCACGCGCCCACAGTGCCCGGTTTCGTGGCCGTTTACCTTCGCCGCGAGCAAGTGGACATAAAGCAAAAGGGCGGTCTTCTGGATGCCGTAAAAGCCTTGTGGGTGCCACGCGGGGCGAAACTCAATCACACGACGTTGACTTTCACGTGGCCGAACGGTGGCGCGATTCAGCTTGGGAGCGCGCAGCGCGAAGACGACGTGCACAAATTCGACGGCGCCGAAATCTGCGCGCTCATTTTCGACGAAGTGCAGCACTTCGAAGAGTCGCAATTTTGGTACCTCTTGAGTCGCAACCGCTCTTCGTGCGGGGTGACCCCCTATGTGCGCGGCACGTGCAACCCTAGCGCGGATTCTTGGCTTGCGGGGTTTTTGGCGTGGTGGATTGACGAAGAAGGGTTCGCCGTCCCCGAACGATCGGGGGCCGTGCGTTGGATGGTTCGGCGTGGCGACGTGGTTCACTGGGCAGACACACCGGACGAACTGCACGCGCAGTTTCCGACCACGGACGAACAGCGCGCCAAGGGCGAACAGGGGTGCTACCCCAAGAGCGTTTCGTTTATCGCCGCGAAGTTGTCGGACAACCCGATGGTGAACAAAGAATACATCGCCAACCTGGACAATCTGCCCCGCGTGGAACGCGCGCGCCTGTTGGGGGGCAACTGGAAGGTCAGGCCTTCGGCGGGTGACTACTTCCCGCGCACCGCCGCACCAATTGTGGACGTGGCTGATCAAGGGGCGATCATAAAAAAGATCCGTCACTGGGATCTTGCAGCGTCCGAACCTTCCGAGGTCAACCCCGATCCTGACTTCACAGCGGGCGTACTCTTGGGTCTGTACCGCGATCGCCGTTGGGTCGTGTTGGATGTGATCGCCGGCCGCTGGCGTGCCCACAAGGTCGAAGAGCTGATCCGCCGCACGGCTGAAAGCGACGGCCGCGGCGTGATGGTGTCGATCCCACAGGACCCCGGGCAGGCCGGCAAAGGGCAAGCCGCGAGCCTGATCAAGCTCTTGGCGGGGTACCGCGTGACGGCCACGCGCGAAAGCGGCGACAAAGAAACGCGCGCGGTTGCGTGTGCTGCCCAGTGGCAAGCGGGAAACATCGATGTCGTGCGGGCGGGGTGGAACGAAAGTTTTCTTGTTGAGCTAGATGCCTTCCCGAAAAAAGGCGTGCATGACGATCGCGTGGACGGCCTTGTGGGATCGTTCAATTTGTGCATACAGGGGTCTTCTTTCATGGCAAACTTCGTCAAATGAGCATTTTCGCCAGCGTCGCAAACCTTTTTCGTGCCCGGCCGCGTGTCGCAGACAGCGTGACCGCGGCAAACGACGCCGTCGAAAAGCTGCAAAACCTCGCCGCCATGCGGGCGAAGGACAACTTGATCAACACCATGAGTGGCCTTGGCGGAAGTGGTGACAAAGGCACCTACTCGACGTGGGCGGCCCCTTCGACGTTGACCCGCGCAGAAGTCGAAAATCAGTTCCGATCGGACTGGCTTTCGCGTCAGATCGTGACCGTCCCCGCCGCGGACGCTACGCGCGAATGGGTCACACACAAGGCGCCTTCGTCGCCTGACTTTGCGACGAAGATGACCAAGGCCGAAGCGAAGTTTGGTCTTCGCGCGCGTGTGTATGAAGCCGAGTGGAACGCCCGTCTTTACGGCGGGGCGGTGATCTTGTTGGGCGTCGCCAAGGGCGACGACGTGCGCGAGCTTTCCGAACCCTTCGACTATCACGCGACGGGCAAAGGTCAGCTTCGTTATATGCGCGTTTTGGACCGTTGGCGCGCGCAGGGAAACGGCACGTTAGACAGTCAGATCGCGAGTGCAAACTTCGATTTCCCCGAATTCTACAGCCTCACGGCATACGACTTCGCGAGCGTGAGTGTGCACCACACGCGCGTGGTGCGCTTCGATGGCGACGTGCTCCCGTGGTATCAGTGGATCGCGAACAACCGTTGGAACGACTCGGTTTTGCAGTCGTCCAGTGAGGCGATCAAAGCGATCAACACGGCCATGCAAGCCATCGTGAGCATGATTCACGAAGCAAACTTCGACGTGGTGCATTCGCCGGATATGGCGATGCTCGCGGCGTCCGGGCAAGGCCAAGCGCTTCGCGAACGTTGGGCCCTCGCAGCCATGCTGAAGTCATGGATGCGAGTCTTGCTTCTGGATTCAACGGAGACATACGAAACGCGCCAAAGATCGTTCGCTGAACTCGCGGCGATCGTCGAAAAACTGCAAATTACGGTGTCGGGTGCCGCGGACATTCCTTTCACGCGCCTCTATGGACAGTCCCCCGCGGGCCTCACAGCGACCGGCGAAAGCGATCTTCAGAACTACTACAACGCGATCGCCTCGAATCAGGAAACGAAGCTTCGCCTGCGGCTTGAGATCCTTTTTGAGATCGTGGCGCGCAGTGAGATCGGCAACCTGCCCGACGACTACACTTTTGAGTACAACCCCCTTTGGAAAGAGCCGGACGCCACGAAGGCCGCCACGGAAACGGCCGAAGCAAATACCGCGAAACTCTACGTGGACATGGGCGCGATCAAGCCTTCGGTGGTCGCCAAACGCCTCAAACAACAGGGCGCATACGAGATCACGGACGAAGACATCGA